CTCGAAAATGACGCACTACATAAACGTATCGTAGAACCTTTAAGAAGGAAAATTTTACCATACTTTGCATGTGGTGTTTTTATTAATATGACGATGTTTATTCTTTTGGTGTACCTTGTTCGACGTCAGTTACTGATTCCTCTTCATATTCCTCTCCCTCAATAGATTCTTCTTCATCTCCTACTTCTTCGTCAGCGGTATTCGGTTTGAATAACTTTCCTACTCTCTCGAGTGGTGTATTCTTCGTTATAGCATGAATTGGTTCAATTGTTTTTGGTGTTTTGAGATGGGGAATTGAGCGTACATTTATAATTTCAGGTTTTGTGAATATATTATCAAATGGATATTCTTTCTCGAAATCCATCAACACCTTAGAGGGAACAGCTGGTGATTGCTCCAGAAGTCTGTCGTATTCAGCTTTACACTCTTCTACAAACTTCAGACCGTGAATTTTACGCTCATCTCGTGGTATAGCTAACATTAATCGAATATTTCTCGATAAAAGACCATGCGATAATGCAGCAGTTCTATGATTTTCCATCAATTCGTTAATCTTCAAGAAATTTGAAACCGTGGCGATGAGACCCGCAATCAGGTTTAAACCACCTATGACAGACGGTGCGGCTGGTTGAACACTGAGAGGTAAAGTTGACTGCGCAAAATTCGCTGTACCTGTTATCGTTGACAATATGATAACGGGGAGTGTAAAACGTAGACTCAATTTTTTATACAATAAGAATGCTTGATGATGCATAAATCTATAACACCCAGCCGCCTCACCCCATTGTCTTAATATAGTTTCGTGCTGGTCATTCCATACAATTTTTTCTTTTACCATTGTATAGTATAGTATAAATGAATATAATATTTTTTTTACACAGTTTATTTCTGATAGCAATGCTCATAGTCCCGTTCACAGGTAATCGTGAACATTTAGAATTTTATTCACTTCTTGTACCTTTCTTATTCTTTCATTGGAGTGTGAATGACGATACATGTGCCCTCACCCAACTCGAAATGGCTGTAACTGGTCAGGGTAAGGAAGAAACATTCATGGGTAGATTGGTTGGCCCAATTTATAAAATGGATGACAATGATCTAAACAAATTAACAAAATCCACTTTCTTTATGTTATGGGCACTCACTCAGTATAGAATTGGTCACTTTGATTTCTTTCTGAATGAGATGAAGAAGGCTATCAAGGCCGCAAAGTAATTAAAGGTAGCATCTCATGTATAAATATATGGACGTAAAACTTCAAACAGAAATTACTCGTTTAGATAACCTCAAGAATCTTCACCAACGAGAATACCTCTATAACATCGAACAAGTGGAAGGTAAAATTGAACAAAACAAGTATCAGATTGAGCGAACAGAATCCCCGCTTAAGAGAGACATTCTCACGAAACAACGGGTCTATTATAAACAAGAAATCTCCAGCTTAGATAGTACCATCGAGAAACTCACATATACATTGGATGAAAAAATCAATGGCCTTAAAATAGTTCTAGAAGAATGGGAAGTAAAAAGTAAAAAGGAGAAGGAGTCACTCGAGTATAATATTGAAAAATTACGCGATCTCATTGACCAGGGGAATACGAACGATGTTTTCGAGATGTTTAACGCAGTGGTAAACTCTCTAGAAATCATCAAGAGGGAACTTAATAAGGAATAATCACTTCTTTTGACTACGTAAATACTCCTGCACATCAGAAAACATCTGACGATCAGCCTTCTTTCTACCGTCAACTCGGATGATGATGTACTGAAGACGGTTGGGTAATTTAGGTGCGTTACCCTTTGGTTTTTTGACAACTTTTAGCTTAGCTTTCGCATTTTCAATTTGTTTCTTGGTAGGCATTATACTGTATACCAAGAAATATATTCAAGATGCCCCCATTCTAAAACGGTCAAATATATGTACAGAAGTCCTGAAATTGTCATATATAATCATACATAACGCGTCACCTATATCGTGTTTTCTCTCATATGGGATATCCCCTCCAATATACCTTTCAGCGATTGACACAGTCCTCTCCTTGCGTTCCTCGTAGTTTAAATGTCTCATACCAAAATGTACGTGCATGCTCACAGGTGATACCAAAGTAACCTTATCTTTGAACATGTAATGTAGAAGAATCTCAATGTTCGTAAACCCTCCGGGGGGTTGTCTCTCTATGAGTATCTTATCAGCTCTATCGAATAAGTCTTTATGGTCTTCTACAAATAAAGGAATTATATCAATAAAACCATTTGTCTTTATATATTTGTAATCTTCTAAACTCACTTTCTTTATATATTCAACTGTAATTTTAGGACCCGAACACTCAGCAAAGACTATACCCATATTATGGTATCCAATGTCTATCGACAGTACCTTCATGTCTTAATCTCAAAGATTCTCCTTAACTATAGTATACTAAATGAAGAACAAAGAGAAAAACCAGATGTTGTGGTTCGCCCTAGTTCTACTGACTGCATTTGTTACCTATATGTGGTACAATCCCAGGATTGTCAGAGTTCCAGTGAAAAGGGTGTTACCACTGCAACCGAGACCCATCGAAACCCGACGTGAACCCGAATTTAGAGGTCCACCAATCAAGAAGTATAAACCAGGACACATGCAACAAATGGGTATCATCGTTGGTGAGTCAGGTCAAGAAACACTACCACTGTATGGGAAAGAAGTGCGAGGTAGACGTGATCGCTATCACTACTACACAACCACAGGTGGAGAGAATTTATACCCAGTCCCCCTGAGTCACAATTCTAGGGACTGCATGGAGGATATTGGTTGCCAGGAGTTGTATGGAAATGAAACAGTCTCAGTAACTGGTAAAACTGGTTCATTTGCGGTTAATATGTATAGAACTGACAACTTTTTCTAAAGCTTGCAGCGTCTGCGACTATCCTCAATGACACGGGCAGAGGATAAAACACAGCCGAGGGATGATGCAAGAAGCAAACCCTTGGCGTAGTTAGATTTATTGGGGACATATCTCAATCCAATGATTAAAGCTATCAGGGTGACGCACGCACTGGCCGTTAATATCTTAAGGTCTGTTTTGGGCATAGGTCTACCTTGGGTGGTCATAAGGTTTGGAACCTTGAAGAATCCCATAATTAGGGAAGTACTAAACATTGTATATATTACTATTAATTAACAATTTTTTTTGAGGTGATCAAATCATATTCCCTTCCCTGGAGACCCACATTCTTAGACACCTTGGATTTTAAATTCAGGAGTTCAATAATTGATTCATTATCCAAATGTTGAAGAAAATCCCTCTTTTGTTCAATATCATCTAGTGGGTGCGTCTCTTTCTTAGATTGAACATAAGGCCAAACCTGTTTTCTCAGCGATTTTACCTCCAATTCAAGTTGTATCATGTGTGGGAGAATAACTTCACGTATAAGTCGATTAGTCTCGTGAATATCGTCACGCCACTCGGTCATATTCTTATATAAATTTAAATTTCTAAGTATATTGAAATGGATCCTACAAGTATCAGGAGCAAAGCTAAACAATTGGGTCTGAGAGTCACCAAGGACATCAACGGTAAACGCGTAAAACTCTCAGATAAACAGATTAAGAAGACAGTTAATGATGTCCTGAAAATTAGGGCGTCTGATACCAAAAAATTCATTCGTGTTTGTCGTGATGTTTTACTCACAGCTGGGGGTAATTTGACTCGACCAACCCAGACCGCCCCAGTTTCTCGCATGCAAATACCTCGGCCTCGTCCTCCACCCCCTCCACCTCCACCTCCACCTCCACCACGCCCAGTCAACAATAAACGCGCCAAACTTATGAACGAATTGAAGGAAACTCTCAAGAAACGTAGTATGAAAAAATAAAATCTCAATTATTAATATACGATATGAATAATCAGGGTAATGCGAACATGATCCAAAATGCGACAGCCCTACGAGAGCTTGCGAAGAAGATTGCGATGAATGCGATCAACAAGGCTCGGGCGCAAATGAACGGCAACAACAAGCCCGCCAACAATGGCAACAACGCGAAGCCCAACAACGGTAACGCGAACAAGACCAACAACGGCAACAACAAGCCCGCCAACAACGGTAACGCGAACAAAACCAACAACGCCAAGCCCAACAACAACGCGAACAAGACCAACAACAACGCCAAGCCCAACAACAACGGTAACG